GTTTCCGGAATTACTAGAGGCGAGGATCGTGTCTCGGCTAAGAGTCGTACCAGACGCTGTATATGTCCCGATACCAACTTCCCAGTCAGTACCATTAGTGACCGTGTAATAAGTCGTGTTGCCATCACCAACAACGGAAAACGACTGGTAGCCGGTAACAGCACCGGCTAGTGTATAAGTGCCAGTGCTAGTCGTTGTTGTTGTCTCTTTTACCCGATCTTTAAGGACGAGTGCCATGACAGCGGCCTATTAGGCGGCATCAAGGGAGAAAGTATACGTTACGTTCAACGTATCGCCAGACACAACATTTCGATCACCCGGAGACTGGAAGTCAGCAGCGGAGAACAGGGTTCCGGTGGAACCGCCTTTAGTATTGTTCGAGGTCAAGAACGCACCACCAATCGTCGTAGTACCGTTGATGCTGAAAGACGCAGGTGACGCGGAGTTCGTGACAACCGAAGGGTCTGCCAACGTAGCAGCAGCAAACGTAGCCGTTGGGCGATTGGCGTTACTGTACGTCGTGTTTTCTGTCCACCCAATATGCGAAGACATAGTGTCTCCTGCAGCGGGGGTGTTAGACGCTGCCGCACCATACAAACCAATATACCAAGTAGTAATCTGTGTGGTACTAACCAACGCAGTACCCGCCATGTATTGCAGACCGACGTTCACTACGAGATTCTTGGATTCAGCCTCCCATTTAAGGAGCCCATCCTTGTTGAAACACTGAATCTTAAAAACGCCACCGGCTTTAATTTTTTCAGTCGGTTTTGTACCGCGAACAAGCGCAGCTCTTACAACATCCGTAGACCGAGCTTTTTCGATACCCATGATTTACCCCAAACGAATGATTGCGGAAGTGCTGGTGGCGGTTGGAAATTGCACAGTGAACGTGTTAACGGAAGTTTTGTCGTTACCAAAATCCAACACGCAGACTGCACCGTTATCGCCAGCTTTATAAATCAACGCGCCCCGAGCGGTGATCGCGCCCGTCCATGACGGATTATTAAACGTAAGATACGCTACGCCATTGTTAATGGCAACAGCAGCACCAGAGAGAAGTTGACCAGTAGGGGAATAACTTCCACCTGAAGCCTCACCAACAGGCGTATACGCCGTAGTGCTCGCGTTAAGCGTAGCGTTATTAGTGTAGAGGGCCATATAAAACGACCCGCTCGAAAAATTAAACGAGCCAGTCAATAGCCCTGACTTAAACACATCACATGTGTAGTTGCCGGTAAATGCCATCAGGTCACCGCTTGTCTGTATTGACCAGACCTGTAAGCATCCTGACGCTCAAGGCCATCACCAAGACGCTTAGCAAGAGCGAGGGCTTCCTTGTACTTGGTGTCGTACAAAGAAATCAGATCCGTCTCACCCTTCATGAAGGTGTACGCTTCTACAAGACACCCGTAGAGCAGAACCGTGTCAAAGTTGTCTCCAAGCCAAGTGGTACCAGAGGGGTTGTTTAGAGTGTCGGCAATGGAAACTGGGTAGTAATAATAATGCAATTCGACGGTGTACGCCGCATCAGGCTTAGGACCAAGAATAAACGACAACTCATTAGTTATCGTAACCCCTGATACAGTCGGCCCAAACAAAGCATAGTACTTAGGCAACCCAGTGCTAGTTGGGTTTGGGTATGCTTCACGAATAAAGTTAACGTCTTTGTTAAGCAAATAGTTGTATCTGCCCGTAGCATCTATGACCGCAAACGAATACGCGGAAAGAAAATCATTGGGGGCAGACAAATACGAAGTAGCTGTAGAAACTGTGCCCGTTTGGTTCTTACGAAGCGAAGGAAACTGCATTGAATTGTAGATGCGCTGCTCCGCTTGCTCGATGATTGTATTCAACTGCGTCGTGTAAGAAACAGTAGAACCATCAGCAAGGTAGCTTGCCGGAAATTGATTTTCCGTGTACGACTGGATCGCAGCTACAAGCTCAGAGTAATTCATGCCATCGGACCCCGGCTCATAACACCCTTGGTAGCAGCACCAGTGCCACGAATCTTAATACCAGAGGTTTTAGGGGGAGGGTAACCATCCCTACGAATATCATTAACGGACATACTGATTGAGTTAGCCACGCTTTTGCCAGCAGTAGCTCCGTAACCAGTATTACTTAGGTCAACTTTAGGCGCGGTTTTAATCATGTTAAACCCAGTCGCACGAACAGCGCGAACCGATTTTTTCTGATTGGCGACCTTAGCAAGATTGCGCCCGAGCTGGCGCATCTGCATGTTAGTCTTACCACCTTTAGCTAGCTTAGTCAACGACTTACCGGGGTGCATGTGCTTTTCATGCGCGTGAACTGCTTTTTTTGCGTCCATCATGGACTCCTTTAGGTAGTCACTACCGTTACTGTACCAAGTTGAATAGTCAACACCAAATTATTTGGCGTCAAACCTGCATCATTAGCCCTAGAACCACCTACAGGGTTCCAGCCCCACTGAAAAACACGACTACCGCCGCCAAGTTCACCATCAGCCAGAAGCCCAGACACACGATAAGAAGTATCAGGGCGAGGATCACGAAGTCCTTGGGGGTCATCTACAGGATACATCCCAAGCTGCAACTGCGGGTGATCTGGGTCCCAACATTGCGGACACACCAACAGATTGTAGTTCTTGGTCTTGAAGATCTCTTTGCGAAGAATCTTTAGCTTGTACCTCTGCCCACATCTATCGCACTCGGCGATAGCGTTTTTACCGGAGGCAAACCGATTACCCATTACGGACCACTTCCAATGAACTGCTGACGGGGCACAAACCGAACCGCAGCCTTCTCACGATCTTCTTCAGATGCCAAACCCCATGCCTCGTCGTACTGAGCTTTAAGCATAGGCAAACGTTCGTATCCTGACGGAATCTTTCCTGCGATGTAGTACGCCAACCCAGCAGCTATACAAGGAATAAACCTGAACGGCACATCCATGATGTTGTCGCCGTCTCCAGCATCCTGAGTCCTACGCAGTCGCCAGTACACCAACTGATAGTCGCCACCCGCATTAGGAGTCGGCCAAACCGTCACAGACGGAGCGTTGACTTTGTAGATAGTTGCAGAGCTTAGATGAGAAGCAGCAGTGGTGTTGTTGAACCCACGGACGCAGTTGTACAGAGTGTAGACGCCGCTGGTCAGCCCGTTGCTTGGAGTTGTCTGCACCAGCTCGTTGTAGTAAATGTACTCGTTGTTGATCTTGATGACACCCGACCCCGGCAGGATGTTAGTCGGCGAAGCACCGGTCGTACTGTTCAGAGTAAGCGTGGTGTCTGTGGTGTTTAGAGTACCAGTGAGCTGATAGGAAGAGATCGAATCCTGCCCGGTGTACCGATTGACAAGGATCTGAATTGGACGCCCTTGAGTCAGCTTGTTAGGGATCGTAGCGTACGTAGAGACGCTAATCCTAGTGATCGTCAGATCAGCTTGATTGCTCGTACTGTTTGCTTGGGTACGAATGACATGCTCAAGAAGATCTACCGTGTCATTGGGCAACAGATAAGTGGCTTGACCTGTACTGAGCGGGATCACTCCCTGCTCCATAGTCCACATGTTGATGCCACGGTTTGCCCAGTCGGCGAACATGATGTTCAGGCTACGGCGAGCAGTACCCAAGTCGTAACCCGTGCGCAACTCTGCACCGGCTCGTTCAAAAGCTTCCTCGACCAGCTCAGACAGATCGAGGTTAAACGAAACGGTTCCAGAGGTAGTTGCCATTTACTTACCCAACCTTTTGAGCGTCTGCGCAAGGCGAGCGCGTTGCCCCATTTTACCGGGCTTCTTTGCAGCTGCGGCAAGTTTCTTAGCAGGGATAGGTTGCCCCGGTTTGTCACCAAGCGCAGAGCGAAGAGCACCGGGTTTCTTGATCGCGCCAGCGATCCAGTTCTTGGCACTGCCACCCTTCTTCATACCCTCAACACCACGCCCTTTGAGAACGTCGGCTTGAGTAACTTTGCCGTCGCCGGTCAGATCAGGGAACTTGCTAGCCATTATCGGTACCTCGCGGTTTTCTGAGCGATGCCCTTGGGTTGCTTCACAAACTGCTTACCGGAGGCTTTGCCTGCTCGTTTGGCTCGGGTTGTGGCGGCATACTCTTGGGGCGAAAGAGCTTTGATCGCAGCTTCTGGAAGATATCTTTCACCCGTGTCAGTAGATCGTTTACCACTTTTAGTCCTCCATTTCTGAGCGGTCCAGTCTTTAAGCGACTGCTGCGGGGCTTTCAATCTCGATACCCCCCGCCCTTCGCTTTGTACTGCTTAGCTAGGAGCTGTGCTTTCCGAGCGGACCACTGCCCTGCAGCCGTACCCTGTACCGCCTGAGCCTTAATGCGGTTGAACAGCGCCTTACGCATCCCCGGTTTGGTGTAGTTCCCGGCTTCATTTACCTTACTCGCACCACCCTCGGCATAGCTACGCAGCCGCTTACGCAACTGCTGCTCGGACTCAATATCTCTTACAGTCTGTACCTGCTTACGGGTCTGTGCTTTCTTCTTCGCGGTCTCCAAGTCGGTGTCCAGCACAGTGCTGTACTCTCCAGCCAACGAGCCGGGAGACTCAGGAACCAAACCACCCTCGGCGTACTCATCAAAGGAGGTATCGTCCCTCCTTTGCTTCCGCTTAGGTGCTTTGGCTGGGTTGATTGCACCCATACCGCGAGAGGCCATCATAGGTACTTACCTTTGGTTTTACCGCGCTGAGCGCAGCCATCAGCAGCCTTGACATACCCGCCTTTAGCCTTGTTCGTCGTACCCATAGAAGCGCGACGAGAAGCCCGCTCGGCTTTACCAGACACATCCCGCAACTCGTCGAGCTTGCGCTCTTCCTCCACCTTCTTCAAGGTTTCAGCAGAGGGCGTCAGCTCGTTGGCTTGAGGTTTAGGCGGTTCTGCAGGGGGAGCGCCAACGTCTTCAGGCGGGTTCACCCCTTGGAAGGGTCCAACCACTTGAGGGCGTTTTGCGGGTTTGTTTTGGGTTGCCATCTCAGCACTTCCCACCCATGCGCATCGTGACTTGTTTGGCCTTGGTTTTGCCTTTGCTCGCAATACCGTCAGCAGCACGGGTGTAGCCACCCGAGGCCATCTTCTTGGCTGCGCCACCGTACTTCATACCCTTGGCTTCAGCCATCTCATGCTTGATCATGGACTTCGGAGCCCCCTTCTTTTTCATGAAGGCCAGCTCTTTACCCATCATAGCTTTGGACTCTTTCATAGCACCACCATCCTTAAAAAGTTCTGAAGACCCCCTGAGCGGTCTTTTGTTTGTTGAGAGCCTGCTGTTCAGGTCGAGATTTCGACCTACCTTTGAACTTGATACCTTTAATTGGCTGCATGCCTTCTTTCCTTGATGAAGGCATCAATCTTTGCTTCGAGGCGATCCAGTCGGTCTAGCACACGGTTGATGTCGGTATGTACTTCAGTTTTAGTCACATACTCTTTGGCGACTTCCTCCCGTGTTTTGTTCAAGAGGATTTCAAGACGCTTAAGCTCTGCGGCCTTCTCTTTGAAGATCCAAACAATCAGTCCAAGAGCTACGGTTAAGACTGTATTCCAAAGCTGCATTTCCATCAACACACCTTGCAACGAGTCTTACCACGCTGGGCAATGCCATCTCCACGCTTGGAAGCAGAGCTGACCATGCCACCCTTAGCGAAACCTTTACGCTCCGCGCCCTTGTGAAGTTCGCGTTCGCGCTCATAGTCCATCTTCCGAGACCGGGCAGCATCTTCGGAATCATCTTTGTCGGCCAGCCGTTGACGAGCCTCGTCGGTCAACTCAACCCGCCCCGGAGAGACAGCACCTCGACGAGCAAGAGCACCTACGCCACTCTTCTCGATCAATGCGTCAGCGGCTTTACCAACGGCAGGGACTTGACGTTCAAGTTCTTCGCCAATATCTTTGCCGCCTTGGAAAGCAGCACCCATGAGCCCTGCACGACCAAGAGAGCGGAGCGTAGCCCGACCACCTGCTTCCTGAGAGCGTTGGCGATTAGCCGGGTTCTGGATCTGATCGGTGTTAAGCCCCTTACGCACCCGCTCGATGTCCGCTCGCTGGGAGGCGATTACATCTTCCTGCAGATTAGGAAACAGATCCTCTGCATTGGTTCGATTTGGCGAGCGGTACTGATAACCGGGTTTTGCTGGTTTGTTTAAGCGACCCATGATCGTTCCTTAACAGTTCCATGCCCGCAGGCTTTTGTTAATCCGGCTGTTTGGATCATTTGCCGTTTTAGCGGAAGTGAGTTTCTTCTTCATCCATTCCATCCGAGCACAGAAGGAATCACGGCGTTTGCCGCCTTCAGGCTGCGGAGGCTTGAGACCCGGCTTACCGGGATTGGCTGCGTTGTAACTGGCTCGGCCTTTGGCATTCAACCCACCCTTGGGGTTCTTACCTTCGGCTCGCTGCCATGCAGGCGTCTTAGCCATGATTACCTCTTCTGTTCTTTGAGTTCAGCAGCCAGAACCTCGGTCTTCTCTTTGCTGCTTGCGCTAGAGCCGAGAAAGAAGTTCAGGATGGTGGCAACGACAGTGCCAAGAAGAAACCCGAGGATCGTGTCCGCAAAGCGGATGTTCATCTCAGGGATGAAGGTGAAGGTGATCAGGAAGATATAGACAACCGCAGTCACTGACCAGAACGTAGCGAGGTACATGACATACCTCTTGGCGAACTTGTCGTCCTGCTGCAATGCAGCAACCTGCATGGCCCGAGCGTCAGCCGTGTTCTTGTTGGCTTGCTCGATCTTGAACTCTTCGTGCTTCTGAGCAGCTTCACGCAGGGCTTTCACTTCCTCTGCGCTCATGTCAGGCTTTAGCTC